ATGGTTGTATTTTTTCTAAAAATCCCTAATCTCGATTTTGCTGTTTATTTGAGGCCTTTTTATGTCCCATATATGCCCCACAGATACCCCGCAGCCAAAATCAACAAAATGCCAAAAGGTTCTGTTCCTGCCCTGCAACAAGAAATGCTGCGACGTGTCAGTAAACGTTATGACGATGTAGAAGTGATCATCAAATCCACCAGCAACGATGGCCTTTCAGTTACTCGCACCGCCGATAAAGATTCTGCAAAAACTTTTGTTCAGGAGACGCTGAAAGATACCTGGGAGTCTGCTGACGAGTGGTTTGTTCGCTAATTAACGAGTAAAATCGACCCTGTACACGATTCTGTGTAAATGCCTTTTCTCAGAAGTGACCGTCCAGGCGGTCACCGAACTCGATAATAAAGCGGCTCATTGCCATACGCCAGTCCCGCAGTGGCATCGTCCATTTCTGTGAAGCCGCCTGGATTGCCAGCCACACGACCTTTTTCACTGAGTCATCCGTCGGGAACACCTTGCGTTTTTTGATGGCATGCCGGATTACGCTGTTCAGCGACCCGATGGCGTTGGTTGTGTAGATGACTTTGCGGATATCTGCCGGGTAAGCGAAGAACATCGCCAGGTTGGTCCAGTTTGCCTGCCAGCTCCGGCTTATCTGCGGGTAGCGACTGTCCCAGGCGCTGGCGAACGCTTCCAGCGCCTGCTGGCCTGCTTCTTCTGTGGGGGCCTGGTAGATGGCTTTCAGGTCGCGGGTGACGGCTTTGTAGTCCTTCCAGGAAACGAACCGCAGGCTGTTGCGCACCATATGCACGATGCACAGCTGGATGCGGGCTTCCGGATACACCGTGTTGATAGCGTCCGGGAAGCCTTTCAGCCCGTCGACACAGGCTATGAGAATATCGTTCAGGCCGCGGTTTTTTAGTTCAGTCAGCACATTGAGCCAGAACTTCGCTCCCTCGTTTTCGGCCAGCCACATACCCAGTAACTCTTTCTGGCCTTCGATATTGATACCCAGTGCGAGGAATACGGATTTATTGATTACGCGACTGTCCTGCCGAACCTTCAGGACAATACAGTCAAGATAAACAATGGGATAGACCGCATCCAGTGGCCGGTTTTGCCATTCGACTACCTGCTCCATAACGGCATCGGTGACCTTCGATACCAGCGCCGGTGAGACATCAGCGTCATACAGCTCTTTAAACGCAGCCGCTATTTCGCGGGTTGTCAGGCCTTTGGCGTACAACGACAGGATCTGGTTATCCATCCCGGTGATCCGGGTCTGGTTTTTCTTCACAAGTTGCGGTTCAAAAGAGCCATCACGATCGCGCGGAGTGCGTAGTTCCAGGTGGCCATCACCGGTGATAACGGTCTTTGTGGAATAGCCATTGCGGGAGTTGGCACCCGGTTTAGGCTGGTTTTTATCGTAGCCCAGATGGTGGGACATTTCAGCGTTGAGAGCTGCCTCAACGCTGATTTTCTTCAGCAGGCGATCGAACTGGCTGAGATCTTCAGGGGTTTTGAGATTTTTGGCCAGTTCGTTAGCCAGAGCCTGCAACTGTTTTTCGTCCATAAATTAACCTGCTTTTGATGTTGGATTGAACATATCAAAATCAGGCAATTACACAAATCTATGTACAGGCTCCTCAGTAAATATCAATACGGTTCTGGCGAGCCGCTTACGATGCATGAGAATCACTAATAGTATGTAATTATTACATTTTATTTACAATGCTGTTTCTGTTGGTCTGCATCCATAATTATGAAATGCTGACTTATGGTGTCAAAATAACACATATTCCTTTCAATAATCATTTCTTTTACTATCTTTTCCCTGCTGAGAGGGTGGGGTAGATGTTCTCTTGTGAGATTCATGAACGCAGACTTATCATAAAGAGTGCATATGTTGGAGTTCAGTGCATTCTTGACAAAAACCCCTTTTTCTGGAACGCATAATGTTATTGGGCACTTAAGAAATTGTGTGTCGCAAGAGAATTCTTCAGGATTTACAACAAATGAATGAGAATGGATTTTATTTTTAAGGGCGTTTTCGGCCCCTTTTTTCCATCCTATATTTGAAGATAATTGAAGCATAAAATCCTGAGATATTTGTGCAAAACTTCGTCCGTTGTTGATCTGCTGTTCCAGGTTGCGAGCAATAGTGTTTTGTCTCGCCATAAATATGGAGAAATGATTACTGCATACAGGATTTACTGTAAAACCATTGACTGATTCGATATAACGGATATCCATTTTATAACGTTCTTTTATGATTACAGTATCATTTTGATTTTGCTGCACAATATAACGTAAAGATGCTAGCTCATTCTCAGGTAAGATACTTCCTGCTGTGAAGTTTAAAAATATAGGCATGTTTTTTCTGTAATACAAGTCGATTGTTTGTGATTTCGCGCTGTAGGTATATTATCATTCATATTTAACTTCCTAAAGCATGACCTCGTAGGGAGATAAATGCAATACTTAAAGGTAGATTGAAATGATAAATTAGCGCTTGGTAAATCCAGAATTTCATAAAGAGAGAGGTGGTGTTTTTTCATAGCGCTGAGATGTAAGTTGCAACATGTATTATATGCAAGAGAATAGGGAGTACTGGATACATTAACTCTATGTAATCCATTCAAGATATTAATGCAATTGAAATAAATAAGAAACTCTAACTCTCTCCCCTCCCAGGAGAAATCCACCAATCTGCCCTTCCATTACCTGCTGACGCATCTCCGCCATCTCATTCGCGAATGAAGTCGATGATATATATGATACTAATCCAGGCATTACCATATTCCTTCATACAGATAAATATTTCCTCTGGGCTTCATAACAAACATCTCCCTGACATGACAACAAAAACCGGAGCCGGACTCCGGTTTTTGTGAATCCGTCGGCTATTTCATCCCGCCAATATTTCCCCGTCAGCACGCCAGATTTGCAGCGGCCTCACCACTCACTGTATATGCTTTTTAGCTGCATCCAGTACACCAATTACCACATCCTTATACCCTGAACATCTGTAGCATTTCATATAAGCAACTGGCAGTTAACATATAGCTTGGGTAATATTTATTTCACTTATCCTTTATGACAAAGTTTCCTTTGGTTTGGTCATAAATACATTGTTCTTGACTTACAATCATTGATGACGTTATTGGTTCTCGTGTTAGCGGGTGCTTCCCACCGTCGCGAACCAAATGAGAAAAAGAAACCGAATCAAATAAGGTACAAACCAAAGAACCTTCTGAATTTTTAACAAACACACCTTCTTCTGGTTTATCCAGTATAATTGGGCATCGAACCGCCTCGGATGGACACTGAAGGCTCTCCGTATTAACAGAAAACTTACATTGTGATATTTTCCCCTCAATATCACCATGTGATTGTGTGTTACCTGAACCTGAAACCATTCTTAACATTATATCCCTGAGCGCTTCAGGACCACCATTAAGCCCTGTAAGTAATAATCCAGAAAGCAAACTGTTATTGCCCCCACTCGCCAGAAAGCGACCATCCGTTTCACTATATGTGATACGGACCGTCTGCCCGCCTACTGTAATTTCTCCACCGCCACTGGCGGCCATTTGAGCACGAAGAACCTGCATTCCGGTGGAAAATGAATTGGATGCAATAGCTGATGTTAACGGCATGACAAAACTCCTGGATTTGCCCCTATATTTCCAGACATCTGTTATCACTTAACCCATTACAAGCCCACTGCCGCAGATATTCCCGTGGCGAGCGATAACCCAGCGCACTATGCGGATGCCATTCGTTATAATGCTCGAACGCCTCTGCAAGGTTCTTTGCTGCCGTTAACCCGTCTGGTTTGGGCATGATACTGATGTAGTCACGCTTTATCGTTTTCACGAAGCTCTCTGCTATTCCGTTACTCTCCGGACTCCGCACCGCCGTGTTCTTCGGTTCAAGTCCCAACATCCGGGCGAACTGGCGTGTTTCATTAGCCCGGTAGCATGAACCATTATCCGTCAGCCACTCCACTGGAGACGACGGAAGATCGTTGCCGAAGCGGCGTTCCACCGCTCCCAGCATGACGTCCTGTACTGTTTCACTGTTGAAGCCGCCGGTAGTCACCGCCCAGTGCAGTGCCTCACGATCACAGCAGTCCAGCGCGAACGTGACACGCAGTCTCTCTCCGTTATCACAGCAGAACTCGAACCCGTCAGAGCACCATCGCTGATTGCTTTCTTTCACGGCCACTCTGCCTGTATGTGCCCGTTTCGATGGCGGTACAGTAGGTTTTCGCTCAAGCAACAGCGCATTCTGGCGCATGATCCGGTAAACACGTTTGGCATTGATCGCAGGCATACCATCAAGTTCTGCCTGTCTGCGAAGCAGCGCCCATACCCGACGATAACCATACGTGGGCAGCTCTCCGATAACATGGTGTATACGGAGAAGCACATCCGTATCATCAGTGTGACGACTGCGGCGGCCATCCATCCAGTCATCGGTTCGTCTGAGAATGACGTACAACTGCGCACGCGACACCCGGAGACAACGGCTGACTAAGCTTACTCCCCCTCCCCGGGCAATAAGGGCGCGTGCGCTATCCACTTTTTTGCCCGTCCATATTCAACGGCTTCTTTGAGGAGTTCATTTTCCATCGTTTTCTTGCCGAGCAGGCGCTGGAGTTCTTTAATCTGCTTCATGGCGGCAGCAAGTTCAGAGGCAGGAACAACCTGTTCTCCGGCGGCGACAGCAGTAAGACTTCCTTCCTGGTATTGCTTACGCCAGAGAAATAACTGGCTGGCTGCTACACCATGTTGCCGGGCAACGAGGGAGACCGTCATCCCCGGTTCAAAGCTCTGCTGAACAATTGCGATCTTTTCCTGTGTGGTACGCCGTCTGCGTTTCTCCGGCCCTAAGACATCAATCATCTGTTCTCCAATGACTAGTCTAAAAACTAGTATTAAGACTATCACTTATTTAAGTGATACTGGTTGTCTGGAGATTCAGGGGGCCAGTCTAACTCCCTATTTAAATATTCATTCCAAACACAGGGAGTCATAACAAACAGCCCCCATACATGACAACAAAAACCGGAGCCGGACTCCGGTTTTTGTGAAGCTGTCGGGCTATTTCATCCCGCCAATATTTTCCCACGTCCCGTCAGCACGCAGGATTTGCAGCGGTCTTACCACGCACTGTATCTGCTTTTTATCCGCATCCAGTATCACCACCTGCGTGATTACCCTGTCCTGCTCCGGGATAATACCATTCTCATCGGACTCCAGAATGTCTGCCGGTCCCAGTCGCAGCTGTGCTGTAAGTAACTCCCCGTTTTCACGGTCATCATGCTTTCCGCAACCGCACAGACGCTGCATAATTTTTTTTAATATGTTCATGTCATTCTCCTGTTCTGCCTGTATCACTGCCCACTTCATCCAGCCCCTTAACATCCTGCCACGGCCCGTCACCAAACCTGACCTGCAAATGCTGAAAAAAACCCTGAACCCGTGTGGCATCTTTGGGGTCAAGAAAGGTCAGTCCGGTGATGAGTGCGCCATCTGTATCCGGGAACCAGCCATGGCTGTTTGTCTCAATAATGTTTCCCGGCCCCAGACGGAACCGTATTTGCGTCTCCCCCGGGTCGCCCTTCGGCCCCTGAGGTCCGGTTGCCCCCACCGGGCCAGCCGCACCTGTTTCTCCTTTCGGTCCCTGTGGGCCTGCCGGGCCTGCCGGACCAGCATCACCTGCCGGCCCCCTTTCACCGGTTGCCCCTGCCGGACCGGTGTCTCCACGCTCTCCTTTATCTCCCTTCGGCCCCTGAGGACCCGCGGGCCCCTGCTCCCCCTTTGGCCCGGGAGGCCCCACCACCGTGGGGATTCGGTTTACGGCCTCTTCCGCCGCTATCCTGCTTTGTTCCGCTGACTGTGCGCTTTCTGCTGACTCCCGGGCTTTTTCTGTTGCGGTCGTTGCATCCCTGGCTGCATTACCGGCTGCACTTTCTGCCGTCTTTTTTGACAACTCAGCATCTGCTGCACTTTGTGATGACTCACTGGCTTTTTGAGCGGCCGCAGAGGCCGAGGACGAGGACGCCTCCTCTGACTGCTTTGCTGAGGCTGCACTTTCCGTCGCCTGCCGGGCTGACTCCGATGCTTCCCCTGCTGAAGTGTCAGCATTTGCCGCGCTCGCTTCCGCCTTACTGGCTGATATGCCGGCATTCCTCGCGGACGTCTCTGCTTCTCCGGCATTCTTCTTCGCCTCCTCTGCGTGACGCGCTGCTTCTTCCACCATCAGTTCAAAACGACGCAGTGCCTCCGGACGGACGTCATCCTCCGACATGGCACCGAGAAAATCATTCAGCGTCCCCGGTTGAGAATCTTCATACACGGTGATGGTCCCGGCATGTGACGGCGGGAATCCTTCCACCAACAGAATGACGCTGTACTGACCGTACTCAACGTCCATGCTGTAACGACCGGCTTCATCCGGATTTTCAGAGGCCACCGTGTTCACCACCACCGTGCTGCTGGTCCGTCTGGCTTTCAGTTGAATGGTGCAGTTCTCTACCGGTTTTCCTGTGCCGTCTTTCAGTACACCTGAAATCTTTACTGCCATATTCACCCCACAAAAACGCCCACCAGAACCGGCGGGCTGTCATAACTCTGTGTTACCTGGCTAATCAGAACTTATAACCGACACCCACGATGAAACCGTCAGTGCGCCAGTCGCCACTGCCGGAGCCTTCATAAGCAATATCAATGGCCACGGATTCGGTCGGGTTAAACTGCACGCCAGCCCCCCACGCCAGAGACGTGTTGCTGTGGCGACCGTCATCACTTCCGGTCAGCACATCGTGCGTTTTCCCCTTGTTGTCAGTTACGCGAAGATAATCCCCGGAGAAAGTCGACACACGGCTGTAAGCCACACCCGCCATCGCATACGCGCTGAACCATTCATTCACGCGCACAGACGGCCCCGCCATTACGCTGAACCAGCGGTTACGCACGGAATCTTCATGCCAGCGGGTATCGCTGTAACGGGTAAGCTGGCGATTCTTGTCTCCTGCATAGCTGAATGACGTCACCAGCCCCAGCGTGTCCGTAAATTCATAACGGTATTTCACGTTAATGCCCTTCAGGTCATCGCTGCCTGGCATATCAGTATGGGTCTGAAGATACCCGGCGCTTAGAGTGGACTGATGCTCTGCTGCGCTCGCTGGCGTACCAGCGGCAACCAGCCAGACTACTGCGGACAGAATAACAGCACATAATTTACGCATAATTACCTCTCGCTTTTCTGCAATAAAAAAGGCGCCATTTCTGGCGCCCGTATATGGGTTATAAAATTCAGCTGATACTGATGCCTGCGGTGGCTTTCTTCATCACCACAACCAGCAAATCGCTGATACTTGCTGTGGGATACCAGTTATTCACCAGCCATGCTGACACCGAAAACTCCAGCGTCATGTGACCGTGACCGGCAGGCATATCAATAACGCCACTGTAAATCAGCGTATTATCCAGCGCGGTACGGTTATAAATTTCAGCACCGTTTTTCCGCACTATCAGACGGCATGAGGAGTAAATATCAGTATGCTCTCTCTCATGTTTAGCGCCGCTGAATGCCACCGCCGGAATAACAATCTGCCGGTCAAACGGCTGATCGTCATAAACCCTGACGGTAATGGTCCCTGATGGCCACCGTTCCGGTGCACGGGAGTCCCGGGGGAAAGCTTTGCCCACTGTTTTAACGAGATCGCCTTCAATCTGGTTCGCGGACAGTTTTCCCAGAACCCGACAGTTCTCGTTAATCGTGACGTTGTTGAGCGTCCCGGAGTTCGCATTCACACTGCCACTGATATCCGCATTTTTAGCGGTCAGCTTTCCGTCTGATGTCAGGGAAAATGCCGGAGGATTGCCGCCACTGGTAATGGTGGGAGCCGTCAGATATTTCAGGAACACTTCATTCATGAATATCTGATCGCCCTGACCAACAAACATCGGCTTTGTGTTGCCATTCGCAGGATTAATCATCGCAATCCTGTCTGCCGCCAGCAGCACCTGACTCTGCATGCCGTCAGAGGTGTTCTCAATACCGGCACCGATACCCGCAATATAAAGGCGTCCGTCCTGCATCTGCTGCAGCTTCACTGCCCACATGCTGTTCAGGTTATTATTTGTATCAACCTGAACCTTCTGTATCTGCTGGATCGCTGCACTCTGGTCTTCCAGTTTCTTATTGACGGTCTGCGTGATTTCATTACTGACATCCGTGATGGACGTTCTGATTTCCGCCAGGTCAGGCGCAAGCTGACCGTTATCAATCTGAGTCCACAACTCCTGAGCCAGATGGGTTTTCCCTATCTCTCCTTTGAAAAAATCCAGATAGCCGGATGCATCATCACTCGGCTGGCCAACAGCCTCCACAAATGCCGATTTGCCAACGGTGTTCACACTGCGGATATAAAAGTAATAATCATGGCCCGGTTTGATATTGATACTGGCGGCTATCCAGTACAGCCCCGTGCCAAGGTAGCGGGCTGTGGTTTCAACCTGCCTGATATCGGTAATCCGCGTTTCCGAAAACCAGAACTCAAACTGTACCGTCGGGTCATACACCGCAAGACGCGGGACCGCTGTTATCTGAAAATAGCCCGGTGTCAGCTCAATCTGTGACGGCGCTGCCGGTGCGGCAATCCGGAACGATACCGACGCCGGATCGCCCTGCTGCCCCCACGCATTTACCGCCCGGACTGTCAGCCTGTAGTTCCCCGGCGCCAGTTGCGTGAAGCGGTATGTGGTTTCCGTCGTCCGGGCCGTGCTGACCAGCCGCTCACTGCCGTCATCCGCGGCCACGGTCAGGCGAAGCATAAAGCTCACGCCCTTCACCACCTTCGGCGTGTCCCATTTCGCCTGCGCCAGATACTGACCGTCAGCTGCGCTCACCTCCACCGTCAGGTGCTGCACTGCCGGAGGGATGACGCTGTTCAGGGTGCCTGACTGCGGCTCAAAGCGGGCACCGTTATCCACGATGGCTTCTTTTTCCGGTACGTGCTGCACCGCCGTGATGGCAAAGGTGCCGTCCGTGTTTTCCCGGACGGAGACACAGCGGAACAGGCGACGGCGCAGTGACGGCAGGGAGAGTCCCCATACACCGTATGTCTCCACACCATCAGGCAGGGTGCTGACCTGTATCCGGTCCGGCGCGGGGTGTGCGGTGATGTCCACACTCACCGGCTTACCGCTGCCGTTAATCAGGTTCACCGTGGCGGCACCGGTCTCCGGCAGTGTCACCTCACGGTCCAGCGTCAGGGTGCGGCTGGCGGCATCGATGGACAGGACACGTCCGCCGGTCATGGTCCCGGCATAGTCGTTATCACAGATTTCAATAATGTCACCGGGTGTGTGACGCAGCCCCTGTGACCCGAGCGTGAAATCCACCGTCTGCGTTTCCAGCAGTCCGGTCTTTATCACCCACAGCCCGGCACGGTGGGCCTGACCGCGACTGGTGCAGCCGAACGCATCCATCTTCAGCAGGTTGCGTCCGTAGCGCAGTATGGCTTCCGGGTCTTCCACCAGTTCCGTGGAGGTCTGCCAGCCGTTATGCGGGTCGACGTAACTGACCTCCACCGCAGTATGACGGTCCTTCAGGGCGCTGAAACTGTAGCGGAATCCCACACCTTCATTGTCAGCCACCACATCACTGTTTGTGTAGGGCCACACCACATCTGACGGACGGTCCTGCACAAACGTCAGCGTCTGCCCGTTCCATACCGGCATACAGCGCATCGCCGAGCAGAAATCACTGAGAACGTCCCACGCCTTACGCTGTTGTGACAGGTACGCATTAAAGGTCATCCGCGGCTCTGTGCCCCCGAAACCATCCGGGACCGTCTGGTCGCAGTACTGCCCGATGGCATACAGCGCCCACTTGTCCACATCCGCCGCCCCCAGACGTTTTCCCATTCCGTAGCGCGGGTGGGTCAGCATGTCCCACAGGCACCAGGCCGGGTTATTGCTGTATGCCGGTTTCAGGCTGCCGTCCCAGATACCGCTGTAAGTGCGTTTTTCCGGGTCATAGTTTGACGGTACCTGAATGATGCGACCGCGGATATGGTAGTTCACCGTCATCTGCTGGCCACCAAACTGCTCCGCATCCACCTGCAGCCCCACAATCGCCGTGTTCGGGTAGCACTGTTTCACATCGATGATTTCGGTGTATGACGACCAGAGCGTCTTATTCTGCAGCTGGTCCGAGGTGCTGTCCGCCGTCTCCCGGACCATCCGGATGTTAAAAGGACGGGGAGGCAGATTATCCAGAATCACCGACGCCAGAAACTGCGAGGTGGTCTTGCCGTTAATGGTGACATCATTTTCCGTCACCCAGTTACCGTTACGCTGCAACTGAATCAGCAGTCGGACAGAAGAGTGATTACGGTCGCCCTTTGAGGTGGTCTCCAACAGTGACTGCACCCCGAAGGTGACCCGCAGGCGGTCAATGTTCGCGGACGTAATGGTGCGCGTCACCGGCTTTGCCTTCGTCACTTCCACGCCCAGTGCGGTTTCAGCTCCGGAAGACTCAAAGCCTTCAGGTGGTGTCTGCTCCTGCTCCCCGGCGCGCCAGACCGCTGTCACACCATGTATCACAGGATTACCGTCCGTGTCCGTCAGCGGGGTTTTGTTCACCAGGATACTCTGCAGCCCCTTCACCGGACCTTCAATCGGCCCTTCACCAATGGCATCAATCACGCTCATCATCTGCGTGGACTTAAGATTGTCCTTTGCCTCTACCGGCGTGTGCGCCTTGCCGCCACCTTTGCCCATTGTCTCACCCTTTACTGTGATAACTGTTACGCACAAAAACAACAGGCATCCCGGAGGATGCCTGTATCATGACTGAATAAAACTTCTGAATATCTTCACATTTTCACAAACTGACTGTGGTGCTAATAATTTCTCTGCGTTAATGTTTTTTTGCCCGAGCACCAGAAACAAAAATAACTCCTTAACGTTAATCTTTGTCTGTCCCCGCAACTCTGCGGGATTTTTTTATTCTTTTTACCTCTGCCGCCCGATAACCACGACCGCCCGCCACAAAATTCACCGCATCCAGAAAACGGGCATACACCCGGCGGCGGACCACCGTGGCCCCAACCAGGCTCTGCAGGTCCTCCGCCATTCCGGTGACTAGACCGAACAGATTCGACACCGTCAGCGACGGGCGGGCACTGCTGCCCTTCCCGTTCATCTCAAAGCCACTGCCGTCAATCGGGTATACCTGATATTGCCGCCCCTGCCAGGTGACCGCCTCCCCTTTTTCATTCAGCTCATTACAGAAAAAATACCGCTCACCGCCCTGCACCGTCAGGTCAATTTCCCAGAGCACCACCCGCGGTGACTGCTCTGATTTAACCGACTCGTTCAGGCTTTCTTCATGAATATTCTGCATCAGTTCACCACCTGCTCAATCGTACAGCTGAAATCACTGTACCGGGCGTTATCCGTGACGCTCCACTCCCGGCACACCACCCTCACCGTCCGGTTATGTTTCGGCGGTCGCCACAAAAAGGCACGGTAACCACCATGCCAGGATAAAAATTCATCCAGCCAGCGCCGGGTTGACTCATCCGTCACCCGGAACACCGCCTGAAACGTCTTCAGTTGAGGATTCAGCCCTGTGGGGCGGCGCTGTTCATAACCGTCACCAAACCGCACCCTCACCACCGACGGCTTCTCACTCACCTGCATCCCTTCACGCGGGACCAGATGCAGCGTTTTTATCTCAGCCACTCAGCATTCCTCCGTCACGTCGCATGGACAGCATCACCGCCTGCACCCGCTGGTCAATCAGCTGCACAAGACTGCCCGCAGCTTCCGGCCCTATCTGGCCATTAGTCCCGTCATTCTGAATGGCGATATGGTAGACCGGGGAATACACCAGACCCGCACTACCGTTCATACTGCCCACCGCTCGCACACCCAGCGAGCCATCCGCCGCCCGGGTCAGGGGCATAATGGCTTCAGGACCGGCCTCCCCCATCAGTCCCGCCCCTTTTGCAAAGGCAAAGTACGTGGGCGTATCCACAATACTGTTGCTGTACGCACTCAGGTTTGCCGAGGTATACACGCCGCCTTTTGCATTGGCCACCGCACCGCCCAGCCAGTCACCAATGCTGCCGAGAAATCCTCCTGCACCGGACATACTGTTTGCCGCCGTCTTGATCCCGTTGACAATCGCGGCATTCATAAGAACTTTTGATATTTCCTGCAGCACTGATGAGGCCCAGCTGCGCCATTCCACTTTATTTCCGTTCAGCATCTCCGTGATGTTATTCACCATCCCTGAGATACCCTCCGTCGCAAGCTGTGCTGCCTGTGAGGCGTAATCGGACGCATT